GAACTGGATGCGGCATGTTCGCAACCCCAATAGATTTTTTATATATCCCAAATCTCCAGCTGGACAGCAGTTGGATATAGAATATTCACAGATTCCTCCTACTTATGATGGTATAACGACAGTTACTTTAATACCGGATGCATATTTTCCTTGTGTGATAGATGCTACAGTATTCTTAGCGGAATCTGTCGATAATGAACATGTCAATTCTGGAAGAGCTAAATTGTTCCATGAGTCCTTTACACAGGCGTTAGGTGTAAGTCTTAGAGGTCGAATAATAACTGACACAGAAGATTCAGGTGCAAATATTACACCATCAGAAGGAGGTGGCTAGTGGCTACACGAGATTTTAGTACAGTTGTATCCCGACTAGCTCCAAATGTACCAGGGTGTCCAACACCAATCATCGAACAATATGTTCGTGACGCAGCAATTGAAGCATGTGAAAGAACTTTATCATGGCGTTATGAGCAGCCTGCATTGCGATTAGTTCCCGGTGCTTATGATTATGCATATAGTGCACCAACTGACGCAGAAGTACATGCGTTTATAACAGTAACAGTAAATGGTCGTAGACTTGAACCTGTCACTCTTGAGCATTTGCATGATATACAACCAAAATGGCCTGAAGCTACGGCAGATGAGCGTTCAGAGCCTAGATATATTACCCAGTTTGACGCTGATAACTTTGTTGTTGCACCTGTTCCAGATGATGCAGCGAGCTATGACCTTAAGATGATTGTTGCTTTGAAGCCTTTACGCACAGCCACTAAAATGGATAAATCAGTATTAGATGAATTGGAGAATGTAATTATGCATGGTGCTTTACAACATCTTCTTGTGCTTCCAGGTAAAGAATGGAGTGATACAAAGTTAGCAACATACCATGCAAAACAATTTTCATTTAAAATTTCAGAGCGTAGAGCAAGAACAAATCTAGGTGCAGCAAGAGCATCTATGACAGTTGAGATGCGCCCATTAGCGTGAGGATATTATGGCCGATGTAATTAAATTAGTAAAAGGCGACGAGAAGCCAGTAATAATTCTAACATTAACTGATGACGTTACCGCTGCTGCACTAGATTTATCAGCAGGTACAACCGTAGTTACAGTTAAGTTTAGAGTTAGAGGTGGTACAACACTATTATCAACTATCTCAACTACAAAAGTAAGTAGTGGTACGACGGGTAAAGTTCAGTTTGATTTTTCAGGTGGTATATTAGATGTCGCTGCGGGAGCTTATGAGGGAGAAATAATCATAAATTACAATGGTAGCATACAGACAGTGTATGATACATTGCGATTTAGAGTTAGAGAAAATTTCTAGTGAACGTAAAGTTTACACAGTCATTAGATTTAATTCCATCGGCTTCGGCCTCAGTACCAAGCATATCATATGCTAAGAGTGAACCTTCCATAACAGCAGTAGCAGCAGTTGAAACCTTAATAAGTGCATCAGTATATCTACCTCCTTTAGTACCATTACAGGCGTTATCAGTTACAGTAACTGATGTTGCTACTTTTGTACAAACGAAAGGTCTAGAGAGTTCGTTGACTATAGCAGATGCGTTTTCAATGAATTTCACATTACCTAGTCTAGCGTCTAGTGTAACAGTAGCTTCAGTACCTAATAAAATAATCAACTCATCAGTTGACTTCGATTTATCTGATGCCGACGTTGACCCTGACCCTGTTACAGTAGCAAGTAGTCTTAGTAATCAGCCAGGTAAATCAATAGCATCAGCTGCAGTTACAGTAGCAAGTAGTCTTAGTAATCAGCCAGGTAAATCAATACCAGGTGATACAGTTACGGTAGGAGACACTATTGGTTCAAAAGCTATAAACCCAGCCCTCTCATCAACATTAACAATGGGAGATTCTGATGCAAAGGATGTAAATTCAGCGATTCCATCAACAGCAACGATAGCATCTTCTCCAGTTCTGGAACCTGAAAAGATATTAGGGTCTGCTGTAACAGTAGATTCAACACTTAGCAAAGTATTTGTTTCTTCAGTTGACTTCGACATGAGTGACGCTGATGTAGACCCTGACCCAGCTACAGCGACTGATGCTGTCGTGATGGGTCCCGGGAAGAGTATACCCGACACAGTCACAGCAGCAAGTTCTGACGTGAAGAGCGTGACTAGCGCGCGGGGCTCTAGTGTCACTGCAGCAAGTAGTATTAGCAATCAACCAGATAAACCAATAACAGGTGACGATGTAACTATGGGCGATGCTGTTGATTTAACTCCAGGTCGAGGGATTTCTAGTGCTATTACAATGGCATCTTTACTTAATACATTTCATTATAATAAGAATCAGCCTAGTGCAGTAACTGCTGGGGATAGTGTTGTAACGACGTTGACTTTAGGTACCCAAAATAGACCTCTTAGTCAAGTATTTATATCTGATGGTGAATCAGGATTTATACATACCCCAAGGAATATAGACGTACCATGTTATGATGACTTGTTAGGTAACGTGCATAGTTTAGTAAATGCACATAGACTTTACAGTGATGAATGTGCTGATAGCACAAGATATGAAGCGCATACAGGCACTATCGGTGCACCAGGTTTGGTTAACGAATCTATAATGAACGGAGGTTTAATTACATATCCTGACACAAGCGGTGCAGGTTTTGTGGTAGACTTTCACTATCCGACATTGACAATCGGAGCGTATATGGCTAACATAGCCCTTATTAACTAGGAGGAAAATATAATGTTCAATGATAGCATTAAATTAACGGGTGAGTTAAAGCTTACTCTAACAAACGGAGAGGGCAATGTCACTCAAGAAGTGATTGTTCCGAATACTGTTGTTACCGCAGGTAAGAACTTTATTTCTAATCGCATGAAAGATACTGTCGGCGGCGGTCATACAGTAAAAACACAGATGACCCATATGGAAGTAGGTTCAGGTGGTGCTACTGCTGTTACAGCTGCTGATACAACACTTGAGACTATAATTACTGGTGGTAGTGGTAATAGAACTGCATTAACTACAGCAGGTGGTGCTGTTACAGCTAATGCTGTAGCATATGTATGTACTTTTGCCGCAGGTTATGGTACAGGTGCAATAACAGAAGCAGGTATTTTTAATGCCTCTTCAGGTGGTGACATGCTGGCTCGTACAGTATTTTCCGCAATTAACAAGGCAGCAGCTGATACACTAGGTATTACTTGGACAATCACTGTAAACTAGGAGTAGACTATGGCGATTCAATTTGCTAATAACGCATATTCAACTTTAGCATCTGGCATTACGAATAGTGCTACGAGTATTACGCTCACGACAGGTGAGGGAGCCAGATTCCCTGCACTTACAGGTTCTAATTACTTTTTAGCAACACTTATTGATACTTCAAATAATCTCGAGATTGTCAAGTGTACCACTAGGTCCACGGATGTCCTGACGGTAGTAAGGGCTCAGGAGAGCACAACAGCTAGAGCCTATGCAACTGGTGATAGGATTGAACTTCGTATCACGGCAGGAGTTCTGGATGCATTGTATGATGATACAACCATAGGTGGAGCGACCGGAGCTGACTTTAACGATAGTGTCAAGCTTCGATTTGGTGCTGCTCCAGACTTAGAGATATATCACGATGGTTCTCATAGCTATGTAACAGACATTGGAACGGGAAATTTAAAACTTGGTGGAAGTCAGGTAGATATTCTTGGAACTGCTGAAACGATGGCTACATTCGTTGACGATGGTGCAGTAACTCTATATCATAATAATGTTGCAAAAATAGCTACAACTGCAAACGGCTTAACCGTGACAGGAACAGCAATAGCAACTACAGACACTGATACATCTAATACAGGAACAGTCGATTTAGATTTTGCAGCAAAGCAGAACTTTGTGCTGACTCTTACTGGCAATATAACAAGTCTAACAGCCTCTAATGAGCAAGTTGGACAATCTGGGTTCATAGCTTTCATTCAAGATGGTACGGGCAGCAGAACTGTTTCTCTACACGGAGATTATGAAACAGCAGCTACAGCAGGATTGACACTTACTACAACAGCAGCAGCAGTAGATTTAGTTCCTTATGTAGTTATAGCAGCAAGTAGGATACTCTTAGGTAAACCACAACTGGCTTTCGGATAATGAGCGGCCCATTCGGTAGTTCGCAGTTGATGTACGCCTCTGGTGAGGATGCTTTCACTATAGACCAGAGTCTTAGGTCATCTCGAGCAGGGCCAAATAACTTATCGAGAACCCCTACTACTGGGGGTCATCGCCAAAAATGGGTTTTTAGTTGTTGGATAAAGCGTTCACAAGTTTCTGGTAATACAGAAGCAATATTTAGTACGCCAGGCGATTATATTGTTTTTAATAGTAATTCTAAATTAAATTGGGCATTTAATACTGAATCCGATGGTAATTTAGTAACAACTCAAGTATTTCGTGACCCCAATGCTTGGATGCACTTACTTTTTGTACACGATACAACACAAGCTACAGCGTCTAATAGAGCTTTGATATATGTAAATGGCGTTAGAATAACTGCTTTTGATACAGAAACATATCCTGCTGAGGATAGAAATGGAAATTTTAACCATACAAATGAACATAATCTTATTGAATATCAAGCCTATAACGAACACGGACTTAATGGTTATATAGCTGAAGTACACTTTATAGATAAAGCTGGCTCTGGTTCAGAGTGGTTTACAAATAATAGTGGTAGTGCTAGTTCAACACTTAATATTAATACATTCGGTGAAACAGGTGATTATGGTGAGTGGAAACCTAAAGAAGTAAGTGGTTTAACTTATGGTACTAATGGATTCTATCTACCATTCAAGCAAGACTATACAGTAGAGGGTTTTAGTGCTACTGTTTATAAAGGTAATGGTGCTAATAGGTATATTGGTGGAGTAGGATTTCAACCTGATTTAACTTGGATTAAAATGAGGGATGGTACTGACGAGCATAGGATTATGGACTCAGTTAGAGGAATACCGTTTTCTGTTAAAACAACTACAGCAGCAGAAGATAATGATGAAGTTACTGGTTTAACTGCTCGTAATCCAGATGGTTTTTCTCTGGGTAGTTCAGGTGCTTACAACAATGCCTCAAACAAGTTTGTAGCTTGGAACTGGGATATGGGTACATATCCAGACCCACATCAAATTACAGTTAATGGTGGTGCTAAACTTTCTACTACTCAAGAAAAAACTGGAATTTCCTCACTTTATTTTGATGGTACAGGAGATTATTTATCTCTCGCTGCAAGTGATGATTGGAATTTTGGTACTGGGGATTTTACGATTGAGTTTTGGGTTTATTATGGTGCTCAACAAGCAGGTAATGGAATTATGTCCTGCCATCAAGACACCAATAATAGATGGAATATAAGTCACGGTGCAGATAATTCCTGTTATTTTCAAGTAAATCTTGGAGGTTCATCGGTTATTAGTACACAAGTTGGTGCTGCTCAAGCAACAGGTTCTTGGAGGCACATTGCTATTGTAAAAACTTCTGGCAATGTACAAGCGTATGAAGATGGTACTGCTTTTGGTTCAGCCGTGTCCTGTGGCACAATGCCTGACCTTTCTGCAACTGCATTAGAGATTGGTAGACACACAACATCATATTATTTAAATGGTTATTTAGATGAAATTCGTATTTCTAGTAATGCTAGATATTCTGGAAATTTCACTCCTTCATCAAGTCATTTTACAAGGGATAGCAATACTTTATTATTAATGCATTGTGTAGGTGGTAATAACTCGACTGCGATTGTAGATGATAATGGAACAGACCATAACGCTACAGGAAGCATTAACTC